GGCTACCCAAATAAGCAAGCAATTGCTATTGCCCTTTCCAAAGCTGGGAAGAGCAAGAAGCGTAAATAGCTGTCATAGGGGTCTAGGATCGTCTCCTTGGCCCCTCCACCCCCTTAAAGGTGTATCGTATCGTATGACCAAAAACAACAGCCTTACAGGCGATCCTCAGAGGGCTAAGTCAACAGACCTTGAACAACGCCTCAAAGAGGATTTTAAACTATTTCTGCGCCTTTGTTGGAAGTCCCTCCAACTTCCTCCTCCAACAAGAGCCCAACTAGCAATGGCAGATTACTTACAACACGGAGGTAATCGTATCATGCTTCAATGTTTTCGTGGATTGGGTAAAAGCTGGGTTACAGCCGCCTTTGTGTTGTGGAGTTTATTTTGTGACAGAGACAAAAAGATCATGGTTGTGTCGGCAAGTAAGCAACGTGCTGATGACTTTAGTATTTTCTGTCAACGGTGTGTGTTGGAGTTTGAATGGCTTGCCCACCTACGTCCACAGGATGACGACCAACGCTGGAGTCGAGTTTCCTTTGATGTTGCTGGGTGTCGGCCTGCTCAATCTCCATCCGTAAAGAGCGTTGGCATTAGTGGACAGTTGACCGGTAGTCGTGCTGATCTTATAATCGCGGACGACTGTGAAACGCCGAACAATTCGGCAACAGATATAATGAGGGAAAAGCTTCTTCAACTTATTACTGAATTTGAATCAGTTCTCACACCAAAAAAAGATAGTCGTATCCTTTTCCTTGGAACGCCTCAATCTTGCTTTACAATTTATAAAACTCTTCATGAACGAAATTATATTCCAATGGTATGGCCAGCCAGGTATCCAAAAAACCTTGTTGGATATGAAGGTACGTTAGCAAAAGAACTTCAAGACGATATTGATAAATACGGATTAGAAAATCTTATTGGAAAACCAACAGATACAAGATTTTCTGATATTGATTTGTTAAGCCGGGAACAAAGCATGAGTCGCAGTAATTTCTTATTGCAGTTCATGCTGGACACGTCCCTCTCGGACGCCCTCAAGTTCCCCCTTAAGCTATCTGACTTCTCAGTGATGCCTTTAGACCCCGCTAAGGGGCCTTCGGACGTGATTTGGGGGGCTGATAAAGAAACCCTCCTTGACCTGCCCGCCGTGGCCCTTCCAGGCGACAGATGGCACCGTCCCAAAAAGGAAGGGGAATACACTTCTTGGGGTGAAACAATTGTTGCTGTGGACCCCTCGGGTAGGGGAAAGGACGAAACAGTCGCAGTGATCCTCTCACAGATCAATGGGTTCCTCTTCATCCGAGACATCTTTGCTAGTCAAGACGGATACTCAGATAAGACCCTCTGTGAGATTCTTAAGAGAGCAAAGCGATATGGTGCGTCCTCCTGTCTCATCGAATCTAACTTCGGTGATGGAGCCATCATGGAGCTGATGAAGAAACACGCCCAGGAAATGAAGGTCGGCATGAACTTTGAGGAGGTTCGCGCCACTACCAGGAAAGAGGACAGGATTATTGATACCCTGGAGCCTGTGTTGAACCAGCATCGACTCATCATCGACCAACGACTCATTGACTGGGACTACCGGAGTAACCCCGACCAAGCCCCCGAGGAACGCCTACCCCGGATGTTGATGTATCAATTGACGAGAATGTGTCGTGAGAAGGGCGCCGTTAAGCACGATGACCGAGTAGACGCCCTAGCCCTTGGCGTGAAATACTTTCAGGACGTGCTGGCCATCTCTGCGCAGCAACAAGCCATCGACCATTCCCGTCAGCAGTGGCAAAACATGGTAGAGGGGTTCCTTAACGCACCTACTCTGGCCACAGATCTGCTGGTCGCGGGAAGCACCTTTGACGAGCCCATCACCCACGAAGAAGGACCCATATTTACATGGATTTGATGGGTAGCGTTTTTCCCCGAAACCCCTTGCTACGACTGGCCCCAAGAGAAGGTGCTCTTTATTACCCAGGGAAGTGGTGCTCCTTGGGTGTGGAAACAGCGACGATTGGGGGGAAGGAGGGGGGTCTTTAACTCTCTTCTTCTCCCTTGTGGCTGGATCCAGTTAACCATTCCCGTCAAATTGTAAACCCAGAGGGACGGGTATGGGGTATGGACGGAAGCATTGGGGATAGGGGCGACCCAATTCCCCAGTGTTTACCAAGCGAGCGTAGCGAGCGTCCCACTAGCCCAAGACAGAAGAAGGACGACAAACAAGATTAAGGGAGTATATATTAGACAGTAGATGCGAAGCCTACTGTTGGATATATTGTTAATTATCTTAATTAATAATATTAATAATAATATTAACATTAATATTCTTCTTTATTGTTCTTAGGGGAAGAATGTATAGCGATAGGTAGCGATGTGATACATAGCGACCTATTACGATACAGCTGTTATAGAAAGAAAAATAACAATATAAATAATATTATTATTCCTATTAACTGTTTCTTTATCACTAATGGCACCCGACATTAAACAACCCTTTGAATCTCCTAACGCTTCTAAGGTACGTCTGATCTGGATCACACCAGCAGCAGAACACACCATTGAGTATTGTGCAAGAGTCAGTAATCCCAAAGGCCAACAGACGTTGGATACAACAGGGAAGCTACTGAGGTATCTTGTTAATCATAATCACTGGTCTCCTTTTGAAATGGCAAGTGCCTGCGTAGAGATCAACACAACAAGAGACATCTCCGCACAGATTCTTAGGCATCGGAGCTTCTCGTTTCAGGAGTTTTCGCAACGCTATGCTTCGACTGTTGATGGGTTAGGTGGTCTGGAGATTCCGCACCTCCGTCGTCAGGATCTGAAGAACCGTCAAGCTTCCCACGATGATCTAAGCCGGGAAGAAACTCAAGCCTTCTATCGACGCATCTCCAGTGTCTTTGAAGATCTTGAACACCTTTACCAGGAAATGCTCAGTTGTGGTATCGCAAAGGAGTCAGCAAGAAAGATTCTTCCGATGAACAGTCCTACCCGGCTGTATATGTCGGGGACCATTAGGTCGTGGATTCACTACCTTTCCGTAAGACGTTCCCAGGAAACACAGCTTGAACACCGACAGATTGCTGAGCAGATCTATCAAATCCTCAATAAGGAGATGCCTAACTTATGGGAAGTAATCAGCTGAAACTTAATGAGTTTCGTAAGTTCTATCTTGTGATGAGGAAGGGTCTGCCTGATTGGGCGGCCTTTCTTCTTCTTGGGTTTCTCGTGTGGATTGAAGAAAAAACAATCAGAACAAGAATTAACAACACCGTTGACGAAGCTATTGAACAATATGAACAGATTGACCCACCTACTCCTGTTGTGTCGCCTCCTGTTTATTCCGAATCGGGTAGTGACTTCTTTGACGAGATGCGTCTCACTGCTCCATGGACAAACTCCAACGATAAAAACAAATCATGAAACAGATTATCGGTGATGGTCCTGTTCAAATTGTTTCTCGCAATGAACCTTCTAGGAATCCTACGTCCACTAAAAAAATTAAAACCAAAATCATTCGGTGTTTGGAGTGCTTAACAGATATAGTAGTGCCAGCTAAACCATCCGTGCTCTCTAAGGCTCTTCAGGCCGCCTGTATGGCCTGTCAAAGGAGTGCTGCAAGGGTTAAGGCAGCTGAGGCTGTTGAAGCCCGTCAAAGGCGATTTTTAGAGGCTATTGAAAAAAGGGCACTTAAAGAAAAACATGCTCAAGAAGCCTTTGATCGGTTGTGTCGATATTGTGGAGTTCAATGGAAAAGTGATGTACGTCTTCGCGGAATTCATAATGGCCATGGTTTAGTGTGTTCTGACTGTAGAAAAGTTTCAAAGGCTAGAAAAACTCGAGCTAGGATCTATGGAATTACAGTAGATGAAGTGGAAGCTTTGTTTCCAGAAGGCAAAACTTTTTGTATGAACCCTGGCTGTCAAAAAGAAGTGGCCGAGATTGCTCCTACCCGTGATCAACAAGGAGTAATTGACCACTGCCATAAAACTGGTGCTGTTCGAGGTGTGTTGTGTACTCAATGTAATGTGGCGCTGGGTCTTTTGGGGGAATCCCCGGGACGGATATTGGGACTGTTTGTGTATCAGCAGGGGGAATAACATCCCCCTTAATTTTTGACGTAGCGGTGTGAAGTGGTTACGCATGTACGGCGGCGCCAGAATCCCCCCATGGCCCCCCTCTCGCCAGGAATCCACGGCCACCCCGGCCCCATCGTGTCCAATGCCGTGTCCAATCGGCTCTGGACAGGGCCAAATGCCTTGCTATCACTAGGCTGATCAACTGCTGAAGACACAGATACGCAGGCAAATTGGACACAGCAGCAGTACAAATGCACCAATGCTACATAGGTAACGCGTGCGCGTGTGTCGCGTGCGTCTCTTTTTGATATGAAATCTGTGCGATTTGCAATAACGCTTCCTTATTGAGAATATTAAGATATGTGGGTGATCCTTGCCCTTGGTCAGGGTCAGGTTGGTAGGGTTGCTTGCAACGGGGACAAACGCCCCGACAATCCACACAACACGATGGCCAACCTTCACAACACGCTCACCGCTCGCTTCACAGATGCAGATGAGATCCGCGACATTGCCAACCACGGCGCATCTGGCGGAGTTAATGGGTTTATCTGGACTCAGGATTGCGTAGAGTTCTTCGACAATCACGAAGAAGAAATTTATGATTACCTGAATGATTGCGAACTTTCTATGAAAGATTTTGCCACTCAATACTCTACTATTCGTTCTCTAAAGAATGACATGGTGTGGGCAGTTGTT